CCAAAATGGAAGGCGCGATATTGGTCATGTAGAGCCTGGTGATGCGAGCTTTTGAATTATTAGAAGATGCTGTGAAAGATTTAGAGAAGGATCTCAAAGATCCTCACAGCTATTCTGCCATTGATCATATGATGACTGCTATTTGTAAAAAACATAAAATAACGCCAAAAAAGTTGCATGATCTTTTTGTGAAAAAATACAAAAAAACTCCGGATGAATGGATTAAGGATTATGAAGATAAACGAAATAATAGCTGAAGGTCATCAAGGAAAAAGACCTCCAAACGCTAAGACATCTGACACTGGAGAATGGAAATTTCGTGATGTTGGTGGCTATGATAGAACATATCATTTAAATCGAATCATGATGGCTACTGCCATGGCTGATGGTTCAGGCAAGCCAGTTAAAATGGATCAAAGCAGTTGGGTAGAAAAGTACAATAGTGCTAGACCTTATACTGAAGCGGAACATAATATGATGAAAGCCGCTTTTAAAACTGTTGATAGTGATTATCAACATGTTGAGCGTGATCATAAAAGCAAGGAATTACCAGATACACACAAAACTAGTCCCGTTACCGCATATAAAGGTGTAAAGAGGAAAAATGAAAATAAGCGAGCTGCTAAGGGAAAGCGGAACAGGTAGTCTAGCACCATCTGTGGCTAGAACTTTACCAGCCACTTATGAACTTCCTGGTCTTAAAAATCAAGATCCATACATGCAATATAGAATGGGTGTAGCTCTAGCTGCGGCGAGAGATTCTAACAAATATGAAACTGAAAGTGCATTTGGCGAAAATATGAGCATAATTGGTTATACTGATGCTGATATTGAAACCATTGAACTGGCCTTAAAGTTAGTGGGTAAGGAATATGCCAAAGGTGCAAAAATGATTTCCACAAAGAAATCAGAAGAATCATTGGACGTCAATATTAAAAGTCCAGTCATTGGATACAAAAGACCTATTAAATGAAACAATATAGAATTACCAGCAAGGATATATTGCCAAATGCATGTGATGCCACAATACCTGATTGTGTATTAGATCCTGCAGATCCTGAATATAAAACAATTCAAACTTTGAATCAAGATACAAACACTTTGCCTAAATTTTGGAAAGATATCAGCCAAACTAAACCAAGTAAATAGTGTTATGGGCTTAGATGCAGTATTAATTAAAAAACCAAACTTAAAAGAAACCTTTACTGAGATACAAATTCGTGAGCTAGCACTATGCGCGGATCCAGTAAACGGTCCACACCACTTTTTAGAAAACTACTTCTTTATTCAACATCCAACAAAAGGAAAAATTCCTTACAAACCTTTTGACTACCAAAAAAGACTGGTTGCTGTTTATCATAACAATAGATATAGCATTAGTCTTATGCCACGCCAAACGGGAAAATCAACCACAGCGGCTGGATATTTGTTATGGTATGCGATGTTTGTTCCTGACAGCACCATTTTAGTTGCAGCTCATAAGTTTACTGGTGCGCAAGAAATTATGCAACGTATTCGCTATGCATACGAAGCAATGCCTGATTTTATTAGAGCAGGAGTAACCAGTTATAACAAAGGTAGTATAGACTTTGATAATGGTTCTAGAATTGTAAGTGCAACAACAACAGAAAATACTGGTCGTGGTATGAGTATTTCATTACTCTATCTTGACGAATTTGCGTTCGTTCGACCGTCGATTGCTAAGGAATTTTGGACTTCTATCAGTCCAACACTAGCCACTGGTGGTAAATGTATTATCACCAGCACCCCAAACAGTGATGAAGATCAATTTGCAATGATATGGCGTCAAGCTAATAAGTGTATTGATGAATATGGCAATGAAACTGATGTTGGTGTAAATGGATTCAAAGCATTTAAATGTCATTGGCGAGAGCATCCTGACAGAGATGATAAATGGGCGGCTCAACAAAGAGAACAGTTGGGTGAAGAACGTTTTAGAAGAGAAATGGAATTAGAGTTTATCATATATGAAGAAACTTTGATCAGTGCTATTACTCTAGCTGAAATGGCTGGCATAGACCCAATACAAAAACAAGGCCAAGTGAGATGGTATGCTTTACCTAAAAAAGGAAATGTTTATCTTGTAGCTTTAGATCCTAGTCTAGGTACTGGTGGTGATCCTTCAGCTATCCAAGTATTAGAATTGCCAGAAATGAAACAAATTGCTGAGTGGCAACATAATAAAACTGCGGTGCAGCAACAGGTAAAAATTCTTAGCGAAATAACCAAATACCTAGTAGAAACTACAGGGTCAAACAATGATGTTTATTATAGTGTTGAAAACAATACTTTAGGTGAAGCTGCATTAGTTGCTATAGAGGAATATGGTGAGGAAAGAATTAGTGGAATTTTCCTAAGCGAACCTGCAAAAGCTGGAGTTTCTAGAAGATATAGAAAAGGGTTTAATACAACAAATAAAACCAAACTTTCTGCTTGTGCAAAGCTAAAACAATTGATAGAATCACGCAAGTTAATTGTAGCTAGCAAAGCATTGGTCAGTGAATTTAAAACTTTTGTTGCTTTAGGCAATAGCTTTGCAGCTAAACCTGGAGAAACTGATGATTTGGTAATGGCCATGCTTTTGGCTGTTAGAATGGCTGTATTTTTGCGTGAATTTGATCCTTTATTGGATGAAAAGTTAAGCAGTAAAGATGAAATCCTCCTACCCATGCCGTTTATAATGCTTTGACGGCTACCCTTATCACCCAATCTGAATAAATACATTACTATGGCAGATATTGATAGAGTTGGCGAAGAATTATATGATCTACTTTCTGATCGATTTCATGTTGAAATGCGAGATGAAAAGTATCAAAGTACGGTAGTACCAAAAGAAGCTAGATTCTTTGAGTTTCAGTATATAGATGACGGTGTTCCTTATGCTGTTATCAACATTGGTATTTTCCCAAACAAGACTATGAATTTGTTTACTGATCAAAGCCTAACTGAAAAAATGGATGATGAAACTAGGCGACGTTGGTATAAGTTCATTAAAAATCTAAGAATGAAGATCGCTGCTCCTCACAGGTTTAGATTTGACCAAACTAACTTTACAAAAGGGAAAATGAAAACTAGGGATATGATACAGTTGGGTAAAGATGCTATTGGTATTGACCCCAGTGAAATTAAAACCCCAGTGAGAGAAAATAAACTCTATGGTTCTAAAAAAAGCAGCTATCAAAAAATGGAATCAGTCAAACTAATAGTTAGACATTCCAAACCTGTGGAAGAAGATCAATTTGGATCTAGAACTAGAAACATAAACAAGATATTTGTTGAAACGGAAACAGGAGAAAGATTTCTATTGCCTGAAGGTACATCAATCAATGGGGCTAGAGCTTATGCTCGCCATATTAAGAATGGTGGTACATTAACAGATGATTTTGGAAAGCATATAAGTCAAGTTATTAAGGAAATGAATAATCTACGAGCATTTGTTAGAAACATGCGTGGTCGTAGTTTTGAAGATATAGAGACTAGTTCCATGGTTGAAGCAGCAATAGATCACTATGGTTCTTTACATAAGAATTTATTTTCAATTCGTAGTCAAAAAGGATATCAGCGATATAAAGAAAACTGGACTCCCAGCGATTATCTAATGGATGATGCAGATATTGAAGATTTGAAAGAAAGATTTACCCGCAAAGTTTTTGATGATAGATTTTTAGAAGCCTTGCCAATCGTAGCAAAAGCTTATAAATCCCGTCGAGATGAAATAGGAAAAGAGTTTGAATCTTGGACTAATTCCATTGCCGAGGATATAGAGCAAGATGATGTTAAGAGTCCTTTTGCTAACAGTATTGATCAAGGTGGTGCTAGAGGCAATGTCAGCGATATTGACAAAGATGGTGCTGATGAAGAATTGGAAAATCTATTAAATCAAAATGGGTTTGATTATAAGTTCCTTGATGGCAAATATTGGTTTGAAAGCAAGGGTGAAGTTGAACGAGCCAAAGACATAATGGCTCAAGCTGATATTGATTACAGTAAAGTAAACATGGGTGTATTCAATTATGGCTATGGCAATGGACCTAAATACGGTTCTTCATCTTGGGAATATCAAGCACCCGGCGATAAAGGTGTACACGAAAACGCTGATCTATCACTGCTAAAGTCATTGGCAGGCCTAACCAAATAATTTGATTTTCATACAATCTATCAGCTATACTTGCTCTATGCTGATAGATTTAATTTCCCCTTCGCAGAAGATAAATAAAAATGTTATTAGATGTGCGCGAGGCATATTTAATATCTAGGCATAACTAAGACCATCTTAAATCATAACATAGGAGAATTATCATGGCAACTTCACTAGCAGAAATTAGGGCAAAATTACAGGCACAAGAAAATCGTAGTTCAGGCAACACATCCAGCGGCGACAATGGCATTTATGCTCATTGGAATATTCCAGAAGGTTCATCAGCCCGCGTTAGATTCCTCCCAGATGCTGATTCAAAAAATACATTCTTTTGGATTGAGCGTTTAATGATCAAACTTCCCTTTGCAGGTATTAAGGGACAAGCAGATAGCAAACCAACAACTGTGCAAGTACCTTGCGTTGAAATGTGGAACGAAGCATGTCCAATTTTGGCAGAAGTTCGCACATGGTTCAAAGATAAGAGCTTGGAAGAAATGGGTCGCAAGTATTGGAAAAAGACGAGCTATATTTTCCAAGGCTTTGTACGTGAAAACCCAATCACAGAAGACAAAGCTCCAGAAAATCCAATTCGTAGATTTATTATTGGTCCACAAATCTTCAACACTATCAAAGGTGCGTTGATGGATCCAGAGTTGGA